CAAATTATGTTGTATATCTATACACTTCTTATGCTTATGAATATTTATATCAACAAAGCAAAAAAGATTCTGATATAGATGCGGCAAGGGAATTTGCTAGTTACGCAAAAAGGCTAGCGCCAGATAATGAGCATGTAAAAGAACAAGTTTTAGCTCTATAAAAGACAAAAATTTATAATATTGAGAGGTCCTCTAAGGAGGGCCTTTTTCATTGAAAAAACTGGGAGAATTTATGATACAAGTTTTGATACCACAAAATCCTGATTTTAAAAAATATGAAAAAGAAATAAAAGCTTTATACGAAGAGAATCAAAGTAAAATATGTGACGATAACTCCTTTAACTTTATTAAAAATAACACTCTTTTTTACCTCTTTATAAGTGAGGGAAAAGTTCTAGGTGCAATTTACTATTTTGTACATAACAAAAAACTTTTTCTTAATGGCTTTGCCAAAAGAAAATCTCTAACCAAAAATCTCTTCTGTTTATTTTGGTCAACAACTTGGTTCACCAAAGATATTTATGCGGAAGCTCAGAATAAAGCTTCCGCTTTTTGTTTACTGAGGTGCGGTTTTAAACGAGTTAAAGACAATCTTTTTGTATTAAAAAAATAACACATAAAATGCGTGACTACGCAGAAAGGAATTTTTAATTATGACATTTGAGTTTATTGTTGAAAACGACGATTCAACTAAAATTTTAAACGAAGAACAAAAGAATTTATTAGTAAAAAATATTTCATCAAAATTTGCTTCTTTAAATTCTTCAAGGAGCTCTAATCTTGATATGGCTTCAAATCTGGCTAATGAAATATTTTTCAAAAACGATTTTAAATATTTAAGAGATAAGAATAAAAAATGGAAAGCAAAGATTAAAATGTGTAAAACATTTATGTTTTATCAAACACTAAAAGCTTTTATATGGAGAAATACTTATGCAAATGTTAGTTCTATGTTCGATGTTTCAGGAGAAAACCACGACTCAAACAATATGTCAAACAAACAAAAAGCAATGCTTGTGGACATATTTGAAAAAATGGATTTCCAAAAGACCTGTGACAAAGTTATCGATAACGCTTTGCTTTTTGGAGAGTTGATATCTTTTACTGCTTGGAAGAAAAACTATCAGGAATATAGACGTCCTGTTGAATTTTTCCAAAATCTTTTCTCTGGCGATTTTGTAAAACTGCCTAAAGTTCTTGAAGCGATTAAGCAAGGTAAAAATTATTGGGTTGATACTAAAAAAATATATGATAATCCGTATGTCTACCCAGTTAATCCTGCTGATTTAGTTTTTGATACAGCACAAGTAGATAACTGGGATTCTTGTCCTAAAATTTATAGAACTTATAAAACCCCTACTGACATCGTAAACAATCAGTATTACAAACTTTCTGACGAAGAAAAAGAAGAAATCTTTGCGTTAGTTGCTTCAGCAGATTCTAAACATATTTCTGCTAGTTCTGGCGCTAATTTTATTTTAGAAGATATTGTAAACGGTTCAACTATTGAAGTCTTAGAACATTGGGGAGATTTAAAGCTTCCAAGTGGCGAAGTATTAAAAAACTGGCATGCAGTTATTGTTGGAAGAAAATACCTTGTTGAATTTGGAAAAAATGAAAGATTAATAAACCCTTTTTCTTATGGTGCATTCATAACTGATCCAGAAACAAAAAGAGGGATTAGTCCTTTATATTGCATACTTTCGCTCGCTCATTTCCAAGAAGATTTAGTGAATAGAACATGTAATCTACAAGCTCTAAATGAAAATCCGCCACTTCTTGCACCAGAGGGATTCTTTGATGAAGATGAGATTGAGCTCTACCCTGGTAAGATTATTGAATATGGCGACAATCTCACTCCAACAGCAGCTTTCCAACAAATGAATTTTAATCCTACAGTGTTCTTGAATGACATTTCGTTCTTAAACGATTTGATGGCAGAAGTCTCAGGAATTTTCCCTAATATGATAGGTTCTGTTGAGACAACTTCTCCAAAAACAGCTACTGAAATCAATACAAAAGCCCAAGGACAAATGACCAGACTTTCAATGCTTGTTGATACAATTAATCAAGATTTTATCCTACCTAATGTTGAAAAAGTTGCGAAATTATGTGCAGATTTTAAATCTGGAATTGAGACTGTTTTCTTAAATAAAGAAAATCAACCTGAATTAATAGAAATTGATGACGCTGTACGTCAAGCAGAATACAAATACACATATTCTGACCGTTCTAATGCTTCACTTAAATCAGAACAAGCTGATATGCTTGTCCAAGCTGTTGAGAAATTTGCACAAAAAATCAATCTTAATCTTGAAGAAATATTTATCTGGTATTTTGAGCAAAAAGGTGTTGATAATCCTGAGCGTTTTCTTAGTGGGGTAAATGGGAATAGTTTACCTCCTTTTTTGCCGGCTCAAAGTGGTTTAATTTCACCAATCGGATTACCAACACAAAAGAATGAGATGTTGCCTCAATTACTACAGCAACAAACTGCGGAAGTTGCAAATCCTCTTGAATCAATTCTACAAGACGAAGAAGCGGGGAAAAAGATTGCACTACTAAAGCAGTTTTTAACTCGAAAAGCTGATAAAGATACCATTTCAAAAATATTGACATCATTAAGAAATTAAGAAAGGAAATAATTATATGCGTTTTTCTCGATATTATAATCATGAGGCCGGGAATAGAAATATCTATTCCCGCCGTAATTTATTAAATATGAGCTTAGAAGAGCTTCTAAGAAGAGAGCTTGAGCTTGCTTATCAATACAATACTATTGGTATACCTATGGATGAGGAGCTTACAAATTCGCAATATGTACATCCGTATACTGATGCCAGAGGTTTTTCTTACTGGCAAGCTGGCGAAGAAAGGCAAAGGGAACTTTTGAGACAACAAGAGTCAGATATGATGTATGAAAATGCGAAACAACAATTAGAAAATAATGTGCAAGGTTTTGGTATCAATGCACCTAAGCAGAACAAGACTGCTACGCCTCAAATAACCCCTCTTTATGAACCTATAAATCAAGATAATAATATCCTTGAAGGATTTGGACAGTTTGCTACAAAAGGTATAAGAAAAATAAACAAGCCTAATCCATTTCCAGATTTAGTTAATGAGGAAGGATTAGAAAAGGCTGATGGTATTGTAAAGCCAAGTGAGCCAAATTATTTTATTGACCCGAACTCAACTATAATCATTGATGAAAGGGGCTGGCCTACTTTAAGAAAAAAAAGTCCGTTAGATTCAAAAAATGATGAACCGGAGGATTATCCTGTAGATTTGCCAGAAGAAAGTGCTTCGGAAGAAACTACTGAAGAATTGCCTGATGAAGATATTCTTGAAAAAACTCCAGAAGAGCTTTCGGAAGAGGAAACAGAAACTTCTGAAGAAGAGAAAACAGTAGAACCATATTTAACAATGGAAGATTTACTAGGCGATGAATCTGATGAAGAACGAGAATTTCGTGAAAAAGCTGAATTGGAAGCATTTGACAGAACATGGGATAAAGCTAATGGAGTGGAAGTTGAGAATCCTAATTTAACACAAGGAATATTAACAGGGGGTGCGGCAGGAGTTAATGAAAAACATTTACGACAAAGTGATATTAAAAAAATAGATAAAAATAATTTAACTTGGCAGGAAAATCTTTTAGATAGCTATTTAAGAAATGCAGAATTAATAAAAAATAACTATCCAATATCTTCTAATATGTATACTGATGCTAGAACAGATTTCTCAAAAGCAAAAACGGATAAAAATGCTACAGTTTTGGATAACATGAACTCGTTAGACTCTAAGACAATTGAGGCATTAAAAAAATATGGTGTAAATACTAATGAAAAAGGTGTTTATTACAATTTTGATTCTAATGCCTCAAAGAAATTTGGAGAATCAGATGAATTAAAAAAAGCTATTGATAAGAGTTTGGAAAATATAAGAAAAGGTGATTTCAATGGTGAAGATTTAAATTTTAATGCAACACCTATAGATGCAATTACAAATAAAAACAAATTTGACAGATATTCTTCAATTCAACATGCAAAATTAATTGATGCTTATGTAGATGAACAAGGACAAAAGCATGGAAGATTTATTGATAATTATGATTTTAATAAAAGACCAGATACATTGAAAAATATTCCAAATAATCATGGCTATAGCCTTCAAGAAAAAGGGGCTTTAGAAAATTTCTTTACAGTAATGGATGTAATAATTGAAGACGAAGAAGAAAAAGAAAAGTTGCTAAATAAATTTATGAAAAAGTTTCGACGATAATAGAGGGTGGTTAAAACCCACCCTCTATTATCTATCGACAATGTCCTTTTTTTTTATTATTCTAATATTATAAAGGGAATTAATATGCGCAAGACTTATTTAGTAACAATTTTACTATTTGTTTTATTTTTGTATTTAACAGATAGTGTTTTTGCAAAAAAAACAGTTTTTTATGATTCAAGCCAAGATTTTTATTCTACAAAGTCTAATCTTTCTGAAAATTATTCTTGTAAACTTGATGGGTTAGAAGAACTATCAACATCATTATTTATGCAAAAAAAGTTTGCTGATTTAGTTGTTGTATATGATAAATGTATAGAAACCTATCCTAATAATCCAAATTTATATAATAACAGGGCTAATATATATAAAATGTTAAATAAGTATGATTTAGCTTTGATTGATTATGAAAAAGCTCTTTTATTAGATAAAAATTATAAAAGTCCTTATTTGGGAAAGGCCTCACTTTTTGTAGTAACCTCTAAAGAAGATGAGGCTATAGAAATTCTAGATGGAATAATAAAAAAACATCGTAATGAAGCAAGCGCCTATTATTATAAAGGCTTAGCATTGCTTTTTAAAAATGATAAAGAACGGGCTTTGAAAAATTTTACTTTGGCTATCAAATATGCAAATAATACAATTGTACCTGCGTATTATTATAGAGGGAATTTATATGCTTTTTATAAAAATGATTATAAAAAAGCTCTATCTGATTATACAAAATGTATAAATATTGCAAAAAGTAATTCTACGAAACATATTTATTTTGATTCTTTAGCTAATGCATTTCATAATCGAGCAATAGTTTATTACAAGTTAGATGATAGAAATAGTATGAAAAAAGATTTTTATAACGCAATTATTTTATATGAAAAAGAAGGTGATTTTTCTACTGCTCAAGAACTAAAAGAATTATTAAAAAATTAAGGTTAATTCTAGCTGTTGTGTGGGCGCAATTCATTTTTCCACACTATGCCTGTAGAAGTTCCAGGGGAAGAAACAGAAACTTCTGAAGAAGAGAAAACAGTAGAACCATATTTAACAATGGAAGATTTACTAGGCAATGAATCTGATGAAGAACGAGAATTTCGTGAAAAAGCTGAATTGGAAGCATTTGACAGAGCGTGGGATAAAGCTAATGGAATGGAAGTTGAGAATCCTAATTCAGCACAAGTCGTAGGGTGGGGAAAAGATAAAGTTGTTTTTTAGAAATACTTTAATGTATAATGAAACTTGTATCGTATCTTAATCAATGAGGTGTATTATGAAAGTAACTCCAATCACAAATCCTGTTGACGTTCAACAGACTGCTTTTAAAGGAAAAGTTGGGAAAAGTGTTTACAAGTACTATGAAGCTCAAAGAGAACAAATTATTAATTTTAAACATCTACAAACACGAGATATAGATGCGTTTAAAAATATTGTGCCAAAAACTATAGACAGATTAAAAAGTTTTATGGATAAGTTACATCCTAATACAACTTTAGAATTCAAACTTAAAGAAAATAATGAGGTAGTTCCTTATTTTTATAATAATAAAACTAACACATCATTATATGTGCCATCAGCTAGTAATCATATACCAGCTAGGGAAACTATTTATACTGGTAGTTTAAATCTTAGTATGGGATCTTTTTCTAATTATTACATACGTAACAACATTTATACAATAGATACTTTTTCAGAAGATTTAATATCTTTGACATCAAGACCTGGAAATGCTCCTAAAGATATTGACGATGCGCTATTCAAAGATATGTTTATTACAATGCGAGAAAAAATTAAACCTAACAGTTTTTGGAGTGATTTAAAATTAAAATATAATGCAAAAAAACTTGAAAAACTTGCTCCAGAGTTTGATGTAGTTAGTCAGGATTATCCAAAACAACTTTTTGATGCTAAAGTTGATTTGGAAGAAACATCTAAAAAACAATTAGCTGAAAAACAAGAAAAACAAAAAATTATCGATGATTTAAAAAGTTTTAAAATAAAATAGAAGATTTTATTAAAATATTTTGAAAATTAAGAGGCGATGCGCAAGCGTATCGCCTCTTAATTTTGCCATCATTAATCTATGGTGGTTTTTAATGCTACTTACAATAGAAAGGAAATTTTATGGAAGAAAATTTAGTACAAGAAACACAGATTCAAGAACAAGAGCCGACTTTTGTCGATAACTCATTAATTGAATCTAAAACTACAACTTCAGAAGAAGTAAATCAAATTCAGGATTACGGACAATCTTACTCAGAAGACCCGTCAAATGAATTAATCTTGGGAAAATTCAAAAATGTTGACGAGCTTGTAAAAGCTTACACGGAGCTGCAGCGTTTTCAAGGTGAAAACTCAAAAGAACTAGGTGAGCTTAGAAAAGAAAGCTCTTCAATGAACTTGCTCAGAGATTCTTTAGAAGAAGCAATAGCTCTAAGTAAAGAAATGAGTGAAATAATCAGTGCAGATAAAGAAAAATACAATCAAGCTGAATACTTTCAAGAACCGAGTTTTAGAGAGCTTTATAAAGAAGCAATTACCGCTATAGGCAAAAATCTCGATACTGACAAGTTTGTTGATCTACTGGAAACCTATGTAAAATCAAGAATTTCTGCTTATGATAAATCAAAACAAGCTCAAGTGGAAACTCAGCAAGTTATTGATTCAATGACCTATGAGAAGAACTCAAAAACATCTTTTACTCCCCCCAAAAAACATTTTGATGAAATGACAACCCAAGAAATTGATGAACTTCTAGAGAAGTTTATTTAGGGGTAAACATACCTTATTCATTAGAAAAGAGATTGCCTGTTTTACCCCTCTCTTTACAAAGGAAAAAATGAAAGGAAAAATTATGACATCTACAAAACAAATGATTGCGAATGCTTTTTCAAAAGCATTCAACAAGTATTTTTACAACGAATTAGTTGTTGGTAAGCTTGCTCATTCGGAAATGAAGCAATCTATCAACAAAGGTGATGAAGTTGATATCACAATGCCAGGTATGGTAAGACTTTTTGACTACGACGGAGGTGATTTACCTACTGCTGAGACAGCAACTTTATCAACTTGCAAAGTTAAAATTGATAGAGGAAAGGCTTTCCACTTTGAACTTTCTGAAATGGAAGAAAAAATGTTAGAAGCTAGTAAAGCTAACCCAGAAAGTATGGTCGATTTAGCTAAAGACTATACAGCTGATGCAATTAAACAATTTGCAGCTTCTGTTGACGCTGCTTATGCAAATTTATACACTCGCGCAGGTCATTATCTTGATGATAGCGGTAGTGCAATTGCTTTAACACCTCAAGTTGCAAAAGATATTTTTGCTTATATGCAAGCTAAATTCCAAAGAGGAGACGGCAAAGGTCACTCAAATTGGGTTGATGGTTCAATGGTTTGTGTAATTCCTCCTGAATATCAATTCTACTTAGGAAAATTAGATGAGCTTAAATACACTGAATCTGGTAAAACTGAAATAGCTAAAGGCTACATCGGCAATCTTTGTGGTTGGGAAATTCTTGTTTCAAATAACATCGCTCAGCCTGAAGACGGCGTTTTTTATCCTCTATTTGGGGTTAAAGATAAGACTCTAGCTGGCGGTATTTCATCTGATTTGAATACAACGTTCTACACCCCTGAAAAGAACTTCAACACTTGCTACAAAGGCTATGGTTTATACGGCGTTGGCGCACCTCGTGCTGACATGTTGGGTACTGTTAAAATTTCAGCACCTTTAGCTGTTAATGCATAGTTAGGTATAAAAAGTAGGTTGGTGGTTCTACCCCAATAAAATAATGAAAGGAAAATTTATGACAAGAGATATTATTAATGTTCAATATCCGACTCTTGACCATACAGAGTCTGTTGCAAATATTTGCATTGAAAAAACAGAAGTTGTACCTGCAAACGGTATTACTATCGAAGAAGCTTTTTCTAATAAAAACAATTCTTTATTTATTGTAATTGAAAATTCTGCTTCTGAATCATTATTAACAGTAAAAGCTGGAGATGCTTATCCTAATTCAATGTTAGGCGACATCGTTATTGAACTTCCAGCTGGTACATCAGCTATTCAGCTTCAAGACTTATCTCGTTTTGAAAAAGCTGATGGCTCAATCGATTTAGACTTTGCTGACGGTTTTGATGGTTCAATTTATGCAGTAGCTAAATGGGCTGGTGTAAGACCAACAGAAGAAGTGTAATTAATTTTCTCACTCCCCTCCCCTATGGGGGAGGGCTAGGGTGGGGGCTTGTTTAAGGAGTTTTTATATATGTACAAAATCGAATTTATTCCGACGGGACACACATTTGAGCTTCCTGATATCACAGCACAAGAGCTTAAAGAAAAGTTTCCTGAGGATTATAAAATTTTAGAAAAAAATGGCAAAAAATACCAAGACAGAGCCAAAAAGAAAAAAAATGTGGATAGCAGTTCAATTTATGAAAAAGTAATAGAAAAAAGCTGAAATAGCTAAGATTCAAAAAGCATATGAGGCAAGAGATAAAGAAATAACTCTAAAAGGAGACCAGAATGAAAACATTACAACAATTTTTAAACGATCTCGGCGCTCGTGAATCAGGAGGAAATTATAAAGCCTTCAATCGTTATGGCTACGCAGGTAAGTATCAAATGGGTGAAGCTGCACTTATTGATGCTGGATATTATCGTAAGCCATCTAGAAGATATAACAATGACTGGACTGGCGAGTTTGTTGGGAAAGACAATGTTAGATCTTTACAGGACTTCTTGAACACACCAAGAGCACAAGAAAATGCACAGATTATTTTTAAGAAAAAACAATGGGGGTATCTTAAAGCGGTTGGTGCCGATAATTATTTAGGATTGATTATAAACGAAATTTTGATAACTTCATCAGGATTACTTGCTGGTGCTCACCTGAAAGGAGCAGGTGCAGTTATCGAATATCTCAAATCTCATGGCAAAAGTATTAGCAAAGATGCTTTTGGAACAAGTATTGAAAGCTATATAAAACATTTTGCTGGATATGATGTTAGTGAAATTACTGGGGGTAGATAGAAAAATAATAATTTTATTAATAATTAATGGGAGATATTCCCAGAAAGGATGTTTTATGACAATTACACTTTTAGATTTGTACAACGCTACTGCTTCTCAAGAGTGGGCAATGTATGACAACGATGCTCTTTCAGATGCTGAATTTGAAGATTCATTAGTGCTTGCATTAAAT